TCCTCGTCGTTCGATCCACGTGGCTGTCCGCTCGAGCTCGCGGATCGATGCGTCGAGCCAGGGCCTCCTCCCCCCTTCCCCCTCCGTCGAGCGTATCCCCTCGAGCGCCAGGCGCCGGCGTGCGGGCCCGCGTGCGGCGTCGATTGCCTCCGCCATCGTGTACGCGGCGTGCTCGACTCTGATCCGTCGAGGTGACTCCGGCCGGCCGATCATCGGCGCGAGTCGCTTCACTACGTACGGCGCGTCGTGTCTCATGTTCTCGATCCTCCCTTGCTCTCGAGATCCTCAGCGGTGAAACGGACAGCGGTACCGCGTGACGTCGATCAGGCTCCACAGGATGTACTCCGGTACCCAATGGACGTGAGGGCCGCGGCCGAAATCGGCGCCGCACGTCAGCCGGTAGACGCGTTGCCCGTTCCAGATCTTTGACTCGAGCCGGGCGATCGTAACGCGCCGCTCGTGCTCGCGGATCGTCGCGAATAACGGCGGCTCGTCGACGAATTCGCGAAACGCGTCGATCGTGCGGGCGAGCGCGCGCTCCGCGTACCGGAGTCGAGTCATAGCGCCGCCAGGATGTCTCGCGGCGGGCGGCGCCGACACTGGATACAGATCCAGTCCGGTGTCGGACGCGTCGAGTAGTAATCATTACCGCATCGCACGCACGCGACGAGCTCCGCGGCGATCTGGATCTCGTCGTATGTCGGCAGTGTTGGCGCGCCGACGAATCCGAGTAGATGCCGCGCCGCCTCGCGGATCGCCTCTTCGTCGCCGGGTTGCAGATCTCGCCCGGCCAGCGCATTCGTTTCGATGGTGACGACGAGCTCGCCGTTGCGGTAGACGGATACGGCGACGTGATCACGGGCGGCCATGATGCGCCTCAGTCGCCGATCGCGTCGTCGGTGTCGACGTCCTCGCGCCCTTTGATCTTGACCTTGACGTTCTCGGATTCGGGTACGAGCTTGATCTCGATCCCGTGCCGCATGTAGGTCGTTTTGTTGTGTTTGTGCATCAGGGTGATCAGGGACGCCTTGAGCGCGCTTTCCTCGCGGTTGAGCTCCATCCGTTCGTCGCGGATCGCGGCGTATCGCTTCGCGGCTTTCTCGAGCGGCGCGATCGCGGAATCTTCGGTGCCGGGGAGATCGGCCTGTTCGGGCCTGCCGCGTCGCTTCCCTGTTTTCTTTGCCATGCTGTTGTCCTCCGTTGGGCCCGGGCAATCGTTGCCGACGAGCGCCCCGGGCGGATGCGCTGGCCGATCTTTCACTGTCTGACGGCGCCAGAGCACGGCGCCGCATTCCTTGCACGCCTGGACGTCGAGCGCGTCGCGCGTCGCGCGATCTTCCGCCCGGTACCACGGGATCACGTGCGCCGGCATTTACGAGGCCGCGCGCTCCGCGGTGTATTCCTTGCGCCGCTCCGCCCATGCCTTCCAGCACTCGCACCGATCCTTCCGCTGCACGCCGGCGGCGTCGAGGACCGTGATCCATCCCGGCGTGATCGTGCACGCGTCGCAATGAACGAACGGGCCGACGCCGTTTTTCCGGAGCGCGTCGGCGAGGTGTTCCAGATCGCGCGACCAGATCCCGTGGCGATCGACGATCTCGGAGAATTCCTCGATGTCGTGTTTGCGGATCCGCCACACGGGACGGCCGCGCTCGTCGACGGCCGGCTCGCCGCCTTTGGTTTCGGCGCGCGCCGCGTGGCAAAGCTCGTGATCGAGGAGCGCGCGGCGTTGCGCGTCGCTCACCCGTTCGTCCTTCCAGAATGCCCGACGGAGCAGGATCACGAAATCGAACGCCGCGAGCTCGCGATCGAGATCGCTCGCGCGCTTGCACATGCCGATCTTCGTGCGGCCGTCGGCGTCCGGTTGCCAGGTGAGATTCCACGCGAGCGCGAACCGCGCCGGCCGGAGGTCCTCGTGATGATCGCGAATGAGCTCCGCCAGGAGCGCGTAGATCGGATGGCCGGCGACGTGATCGCGCTCGATCAGTTCATATCCGACGCGGCGCGCCGTGGTATTCCCCTTCGCGGCTTTCTCTTTTGCCATGCTGTCCTCCGTTACGTGAACAGGGGCGGCGCCGCCGGATCGGCGACGATCGCTTCGGTGATCGTGATCGTGACGCCGGGCCGCCCGTCGATCGGCGCGTACTGCTTCGCGAGGCGCATCGCGACGACTTGGCCGTCGTCGGCGTAGATCGCGCCCGTGAGGCCGTCGAGTACACACCGGGCGAGCTTGTCGACGTCGGGCCTCGACGTGTGCGCGACGATCGTGCTCCGGATCTTGAGCGGCCGCGGCAGATAGAACACGAGATCGACGACGACGGGCCCGGCCATGAGCTCGCCGACGACGAGCGGCCCGGATCGCCGCGCCGCGATCGCCGCGTCCATGATCGTTTCCTGCCAGGCTTTCGCGTTCGGGTTGTCGTTCGTGATGAACGCGCGCGGCGAGATTTTTTTCCCGGTTTTCCGGAAGCGATCGACGGCCTCGAGGACGTGCGCGAACACGACGAACGCTTTCGCGGATCCCTTCGTCTGAGCATCGCCCTCGACGGTGAACGTGAGCGAGCGCGCGCCGACGCCGGCGACGATCATCGGCGCCTCCGGAGTCGCCGCCGAACCCAGTACCGATGTTCTACGACGACGCCTGCGAAAAAACCGGCCATAAAAACGATCACGATCGCGAACACGTTGACGATCATCGGATGGCCTGCCGGATCTCGTGCCGGGCGGCGATGTGGCGCGCGTACCGGGCGATCGCGCGCGTGGCCGTCTCATGGAAATCGTCGACCGCATAGATCAGGCCGGCGCGGGCGGCCGTGTCCTTTAGCCGTTCGCGGATCTCGAATTCGTCGATCCGGGCCCGTCGGGTGATCGCGTCGAGGACCATCGGCGGCCCGAGCCGGAAGATCTCGCGGACTTCGGTCCAGATGAGGGCCTTGAGCACGTGCGCGGCGTTTTCCACAGTTTTTCCACAGCCCGACGCGCGGAGCGCGGCGTGATCTTTCTGTACGGGGACGGGATCAGGACGGGATCGCGCGCGCGCGAGCGCGGAGGAGTCCGGATGGACAGGCTTCGGACGCGGCGTATACCGTTCGGCGCGCTCGACGCGTTTGCGTTCGGCGTCGCGACCGCGTTTCTCTTTTACATCCTGCGATTTAGGGTTGTGATGATGATAATCATGGATGCGCCAGCCGCCGGCGACGCGCTCCCATAATCCGACATCGGCGAAGCTCAAAACCTCGCCGATTTCGCACGGATTTCGATCGATTTTGAACGATTTCACGACCGATTCTGAGAGAAATCCGTCGGTCAGGTGTTTGTTCGAGTAGGCCAGGCCGGTCACGTACACGGCGAACGCGCGGGCGATGCCATGCCGCCCAAGGTGCCGGCCGGCGTCGAAAAACTTCGGGTGATCGGCGATGCCGTCGTCGAGTTTGACCCACACGGCCCGCTACTCCGCTCCGCGGTCGTTCTGGCGCGTCACGGCGGCCCCTGGCGCGCCGCCCTCCGGTGTCGAGACTTCGCCGGGCCCGACGTCCCTCGAGCGCCTGGCGGGGCGCCTGGCGCCCTCCGCGGCCGCGTGAGCGGTTGCCACCGAAGTTGAAGCCAACCAGCCGCCCTTGAGTCGCCTCGTGACGATGCCGCGGCAGATTTCGAGGACTGCGTTCGCCGATTCCGGCGTTGCTGTCTGGAAAAACTCGACCGCGGCGTCCGCGGGATTGCGTTTGCGTGCCATGTCCTTGTGCCTCCTGTCGTTCCGTCAGATAACCAAACGTGCCGGGATCGCGGCGATCGCCGCCGTCGGCCGGGATTGCTCGAGGAGCTCGCGATCGAACTGCGTCGTGTCGAGGCCGTCGGCGACGGCGATCCGGGTGATGTACGCGTGGCACGGGATCCCGCTGTCGGTTTCGCCTTCCCATATCCGCGCCGGTACCTCCCGGCCGTGGATCACGAGCTTTACGATCTTCGTCGTGCTGTGCAGGGTGACGTTCACGATGGCGCCTCCTATCGATGCGGGCCGACGCGGCGCCGCTTCTCGAATGCCAAGTTGCCGCGCTTTTTTTCGCCGGCGAGTTTCGGATCGCCGTCGCGGGCGGCGTTCGCCTTTTCTCGTTTGTGGATCTCGAGCTCGCCGACGGCGCGCCTCGATGTCGGTGGTTGCGGGAGCAGGACGATCACGTCACATAGCCTGCATCCGACGCCGCCGCGTTTGATCGAGTCGCGGCACGGCCCGAACGCGCAGCCCTCGAGGCGTCGGCCGTCGAGCCCGTAGTACTCCGCCATCACTGAACCCGCGCCAGGATCCAGACGATCGCGGTGAATACGGCCGCGATGATCCCGCCGAACGCGATCGCAAACGCGGTGATCGCCAGCGCCCACCAGAGGCCGGCGCAGAACCCGAGCGCGAGCGCCTCGAGGAGCTCACCGCCGACATCCGCGCCGGCCTCGATCACGCGCGCGATCGCTGATGATGACGGCGAGCCCTCGCGTGTGCCGGCGCCGAGTTTCGCGCGTCCCGATGCATACGCCTCCGTGACGGTCTCGATCGTTTTCATGGGCCCGGCCATTCACTCGCCCCCGCAGAATTCCGAGAGGAGCCGCGGCGCGCGGCCCGACGCGTACGCCGCGGCGATCTGCGGGAGCGTTTGTTGCGCGACTGTGCGGCCGCCCGGAAGCACGACGTGCGCGAGGAATTCCTCCTCGAATGTCGTGACGCCGCTCTCGACGGCCTCGAGCTTCGCCTTGATGATCAACAGGAGCGCGCGCCAGCGTGATCGCGTCGCTTGCTCGAGGCCGCGCCGCTCGCGCTCGCTTACGGGTTCCGATTTCCACGGGAGCGGGACGTCGAACCGGATGATCCGATCCCTCATGTGGAATTGCACACTGGCGCGCGGCGGATCGGTCTGATAGCCGGTCGCGTACTGCGTCGCGCCGTGCCGCTCGACGACGAGCCGCTCGATCTCCGCGCGCGTTTGCGCGACAGGGACGCGGGTTTCGCTCGCGTAGCTCATGATTGCTGCACCTCGAGCGGCTCCGCCGGCGCGTCGAGCCGAACGATCTCGATCCGGAACTGCCCCCGCGGATTGGTCACGGTGTACTTCTTTTTCAGATCGGCCGGGAGCTCGACGCGGCTCGACTTCTGCCAGCGTCCGTTGATCACGAAGGGCCCGGCGATCCCGTCCTCGACGCCGCGGAGTTGCTCCTTGATCCGTTTGTCGATCTTGTCGAATTCATTCGCCGCGGCCTCGAGCTCGTCGCGCCGGGCGAGATCGGCCTGCAGATCGGGATCGGTGAGGACGACGGCGCCGACGGCCGCGAGCGGCGGATTGCACGTATGGCCGTACCAGCTACATCGTTTGCACTCTGCCGGGTTGCCCTCGAGGAATGCCGGCAAGGTGCCGGCCTCGACGTGATCGATCGCGCGTTCGGCGCGCGCGAGAAACTCCTCCATGTGATCGAGGTGTTGATCGAGCTCCACCGGAAGCAGCCGCGGGATCCCGCTGCGATCGAGGAGGAGGAATCCGAACGGCTCGCCGGCGCCGTAGAGGTACGCGAGCAATTGATGCGCGCCGGAACGCGTCCACGGGTTGTCAAAGAGATCGGCGAACCGCTCGATCCGGTCGACCATCATCGGCGACCACGCCTTGACTTCGATCGGCGGCCGCGCGCCGTTGATCTCGAGGCGCGCGTCGACCTTGCCGGAGATCGCGATCCGCCCCTTGTGATCCTTCAGTTGGAACCGCTCCTGCTGGCCGATCACGGTGAACCGCGGTTCCGCGTCGCGGCCGATGCGTTGCAGATCCGAGAGCAGATCGCGCTCGCGATCGTCGCCGCGCCGGAACCGCGCCAGGACTTCGGGCGGCCAGGGCGGGAGCGTTTGCGGCGTCGTCATCTCGTACACCGCTCGACGATCACAGATCCGATATGCACTCGCGTACATATAGGGGTGCGGAACCTGCTGATGGCTCGATCTCGCAAGATACGAACCCCATGCCGATTCGATGTTTTTTGCCAGATCTGACGGCGAGCTCATGATGTCGCCTCCCTCTGAGCGCGCCAATGTTTCGCGTAGCAGCTTGAACAGAGTCCCCTCGCCTTGTGAGCGGCGCCGCATAGCCGGCACTCTGTATGTTTCAAGGCGTGTAACCGTCGGTGTTGCACGTCGAGGAGGAGATCGAGGTTTTCGTCGCGATTATCCGCGCGATCGCTGTTGCGATGGTGGACGATTTCATCGGGAGTGAGCCGGCGCCCAATCCGTTTCTCGACGATAATTCGATGTTCACGAACGCGCCCGTGTCGGTTCGCATCCGGATGATCGGGTGCATAGAGCAGCCGATATCCGTTTGTCATCGTGATCGCTTTCCTCTGGACACGGCGTCGCGCGTGCCCGCGGCGCCATGTCTTACTCACGGGTGAACCACAGCCGCACGCGCAAGATCTCATGCGCGCCGCCAGGGTTGATCGGGTTGCACCGGAACCGACGACGGCGCGGCCCGCGAGGGATCGATCTCGCGCGCCGCTGATCGGAATGCGGCCGCCATACCGATCTGGACGTTCCGTTCGTCCTCGCTCGTCGATTGATCGAACGAGCGCCGATGCGCGTCCGCGGCCCGTTCATCGAATCGCTTCGACATCGCCGTGATCGCCTCCGTGCCGGTGAGCTCGCGGCCCGTCTCGCCCGTCGGCGGCGGATCTGTCCGAATGACATCCGGCCCGAGTCGCACGAGCTCGAGACTCGCCAAGTGGAACGTTCGCGCGATCGCCTGGCATCGCTCCGCCGCGTGTTCGCCGACGCCGGCGACGTAGAACGTGAGCGCGCCGATCTCGATCGTCGCGAAGCGATCGCCATTTGCCATCGTCGCGACGCGCGTATCGACGGACCCGCCGTCATCCGAAACCGTGATCTTGAATTTCGGCATGCGCTTAGCCCTCCTTTCCGTCGCCGACGTGCGATCGAGCGTCGAGCGGTTGATCTATTGACATAGGGCCTCCGCGATCTTCGCGCCGACGCCGCCGGCGTTGAGGTAATGGTCTTGATCCGCCGGCGCGATCGCGTCCTGCTCGAGCGCGGCGGTCGGGAACTTGACGATCTCGTTCCGCTCAGGCGTAACGATCGTGATCGCGTGCGAATTCCAATCGAACCGACGGACGCCGCGATAGTGTGTCCGAACATGCGTCGCCCGGCCATTCGCGAGCGTCCGATCGTGCTCGATCACGGAATGGAAGATCCGCCGCCGTCGGCCGTCGACGGCGAGATCGATCGCTCGATCACGAAAGAAGTATTTCGCTCGCTCGAGCTCAATCCCGAACGCTGCGACGATTCCGCCGCGGGCCGCCCTGACGATCACACGATCGATCGCCTTTAGGTGCGTCAGGAACGCGAGCGCGAACAGCCATCGCGCGTTCGCCTCCATCGATCGAGGCGCCTCGTTTGGCCGGCCGACGTCGGCGAGCCACGCCGGCGGCGTCCATTGCGTATAAGAGAGCTTGATCGTTTCCCGACGGGCGCCGCGGCGCGTCTGAATATCGACGGTACTCCGTGAGCGTTCGCGGAGGAGCCGCGTCGAACCGTCGGGCGCCAAGGTGATATAGAACGACGACGGCGCCC